AACCCAATCCAGCCGTTGACGTATGCCAGCCCTGCGATTTTTAGCCGTAATACGAACACAACCCAAAGCGGCAAGCCTTTGAACTACACAATTCTTGCGAGTGAGTTTAAGTTGTCGCCTGTGCCTGATTCAACTTACACGCTTGAGATGCTTTATTACGCTTCTCCTACCTTCATGGATGACACAAATTCAAGCAATGCTTTTATGGCCAATGCGCCTGATGCTTTGCTTTACGCTGCTTTGCTAGAAGCAGAGCCATATCTGATGAATGATGCGCGAATCAATACATGGGGTTCTTTGTATGACCGCGCTATCGCTACCCTGACTAAATCTGATGAGGCTTCTCAGTATTCAGGTGTCCCACTTTCAATGTCTTACGCTGTGAGGTAATTTATGTCAGAAATGTCAAATTTTTTGGAAAATGCACTTGTAAACGCCACGTTGCGTAATACAAGCTACACAAGCCCTTCGGCTGTCTATCTTGCGTTGTATACAAGCGACCCAACAGATGCCGATTCTGGCACTGAGTGTTCGGGTACGTCTTACGCCCGTCAAGCAATCACATTTGGCGCACCTTCTAACGGTGTAACCACTAACTCTGCGGCGATTGAATTCCCTCAAGCTGGCGGCTCATGGGGAACGATTACCCACATCGGTATTCGTGATGCCCTGACGACAGGAAACCTCTTGTATCACACACCTTTGGATGCGTCTAAGACCATTGCAACTGGTGACGTTTTCCGCGTTGCCATTGGTTCGTTGAGCGTCACTTTGGCGTGATATGGCTGACCTGCTCCCACCGTGGACGATAGACAGTCTAGATAACCTTAAAGGAAGTCTAGACAATCTAACCCTGTCTCTGGACAGCGGGTTATATACAACCTCTGTCACACTTTGGGATGCTTACGGCTCGGTTAACACAACTGCCAACGTATCGTCAGGCTCTAGCGTTATCTTCAACGCTTCTGCGGCGATAAGCGTTACGGCCACAACTTCTGCTAACGCTGTTAGGGTTGCACTTGCGACAGGCTCTGTAAACACGACTACAACAGCCTCGTGTGCTTCGGTAAGGGTAGCACTAGGAACAGCAGATATAGCGGCTTCTGCGGCTGTTTCTGCGGCTGGTACACGGGTTGCTATTGCCTCTGGTTCTATGGAAGTGGCGGCGACTGTTACTGCCTTGGGTGGGATTCTTGCTAATGGTGCTGCGTCTGTAACCACAAGCGCAACAGTAAGTGCGGATTCGATCAGGGTTCGTACTGCTGACGCTGCGATTACTACTGAAACAACGGTAACGGCTTTGGGCGGCTTGGTGGCTGGTGCTGATGCAAGTATGTCTGTAAGCGCAACTGTGTCGGCTGATGCTTATGCGGTATTTGACTTCTCAGGCTCAGTAAGTTGTGCGGCGATTGTTGTTTGCGATGGCCGTAGAGGTGGCGATAATTGGGGCGATACGACAGGTTCAGAGAATGATTGGACAAATGTATCGGTGGGTGATAACACTTGGACAACCACAAGCGCAGGCTCAAACGATTGGCAAGATGTATCGGCTGGCTCAAATGATTGGGCTGACAAATCAACAAATGAAAACACTTGGCTGAGACAGGGTTAAACATGGCAACGCAACGTATACCTTTTGGCGAATGGATGCCAGATCAACCAGGCATAACGGGTTCATTGACTGACGCTAAGAACTGCGTTTCTCTGCTGCGGCTGCTGAGAATCTGACAAGTCTATTCGCTGGTAAACAACCAGATGGCGTGACTAAACTCTTTGCCGCTGGTCGCACCAAGATATTCACCGTTTCAGGCGTTGGTGCGGTAACTCAAGTCAATACGGGCTACACAACATCGGCCAACGAGCGTTTTAGATTCACTCAGTTTGGTGATGTTGTCATTGCTACCGATAACTCCTCTAAGTTACAGGCTTGGACTTTGGGGACTTCTACGGCCTTTGCTGACTTGGCAGCATCGGCTCCTGTGGCTAAATATGTCACAGTTGTGCGCGACTTCGTAGTGACTGCTAATACCTTTGAGAGTAGTAAACAAGAACAATACCGAGTGCGTTGGTCTGGCATTAACGATGAAACCACTTGGACACCTTCAGCTACCAATCAGGCTGACTTTCAAGACCTTGCCGATGGCGGTCAGATCATGGGCATCCGAGGTGGTGAGTTTGGCTTGGTCTTGCTAGAACGTGGCATACATCGAATGTCTTATATCGGTTCACCTCTGATATTCCAATTCGATAACATTAGCCGTAATAAAGGCTGCATGGTTTCAGGCTCAGTTGCTCAATACCAAGGGCTGACGTTCTTTTTGTCTGATGACGGTTTCTATGCCTGTGATGGCCAACAAGTTATCCCAATTGGTGCTGAAAAGGTAGATCGTTGGTTCTTAGATGACGTAAGCGAAAACGATTACCCGTCTATGTCGGCAGCTGTTGACCCTGTTCGTAAGTTGATTCTGTGGAACTACAAGAGTAAAGACGGTTCTCGCAAGCTGATTATGTACAACTACAACACAAAAAAGTGGACATATGCAGATGCAGGCACAGACTTTATTTCAGACGCATCTAGTGCATCTTCTACGCTTGAAGAAGTTGACAGCCTGAGTTCCTCGATTGATGCATTGACAACACCTTTGGATTCGATTCTGTTTGCTGGCGGCAAGTATTTCCTTGGTGGAACTTTGGCCACTAAAGTTATTACCTACACGGGTACACCGATGACAGCTCGCATCCAGACTGGTGACATTGAGGCTGGCGGTCAGTCTGTGGTTACTTTGGCTAGACCTCAAGTTGATCAAGGCTCTGCGACTGTGGCCGTGGCTTCTCGCCGCCTGCTAAGTGAAGATGTAACTTTTGGTACTGCTTTTGCCGCTGATAGTGATAACCGAGTGCCTTTGCGTGGTTCGGGTAAGTACCACCGTATTGAGGTTAACCCTACTGGTGGCCGATGGAAGTCAGCAGTTGCGGTGGATGTTGACATTACTCCTATGGGAGTGCGCTGATGTATCGCGTATTACCTCCTTTTGGTGGCGACCCCCGCGCTATTACCGAGGTTGTCAATGGCATCATGAACGGCAAGACCAATAACATAGGTTCTGTGACTTTGGCGACAGGTGGTGCTTTAACGACCACAATCACAGATGAGCGCATTGGCTACGATTCCAAGATTATCCTAATCCCTGCTTCTCCTGCGGCTTATGCTGATACTGTCCCTTATGGTGCTTTTCAGGATTCCACAGACCAGACAGCGGCCAATACAACGACTGCGTATGCGATAACCTTTGACACGACTGATTACTCAAACGGCGTGACTTTATCTAATAGTTCAAGGATTAACGTCAAAAACGCTGGTGTGTATAACATCCAATTCAGTATTCAGTTTAAGAACACGACTAACGATTCTCAAGATGCAGATATATGGTTTCGCAAGAACGGGGTAGATGTAGAAAAATCTAACAGTCGGTTTGGTTTAGCCCCAAGGCGGTCTGCTGGTGACCCGTATCACACGATTGCTGCGCTTAACTACTTTGTGGAGTTGGCGGCCAATGATTACATACAAGTAATGTATCGAGTCTCTGACACAGGCGTTTCAATTGAGCAATACCCCGCGGGAACAAGCCCAACACGGCCAGCAGTCCCTTCAGTCATTCTTACTGTGAACTATGTCAATCCTTCTGCAACAACCAACATTTATGTTAGTTCAAAAGGTAAGGGAACGGCAACGTTCACGCATTTTGCAAACTCAACCTCTAGCAAAACATATGACTATGTAATTGTTGGATAACGTATATAATTGATTCCGTGGATGACCCGCTACGGAGTCCCTTAAAGAAAGGCGCTTATGGCAGTCGGAACAACCACATCCACACAAACCACACAGATTGACCCAACGATTCAACCTTACCTGAAATACGGTCTGGAAGAAGCGCAGCGTCTGTATCAAGCTGGCGGTCCACAATACTATCAAGGCCAAAACTTTGTTAGCCCGTCTACCGCTACACAGACTGGTATTCAAGCCTTACAAGCCCGCGCTCAAGCTGGTAGCCCGTTAACTGGTGCGGCTCAGAATCAAGCCTATGGAACGATTCAAGGCGATTACCTTGGTGGAAACCCATTCTTTCAGGGTGCTTTCCAGCCTGCTGCACAAGCGGCTACAACTGCATTTAATACCGCAATCAATGATGTAACGTCTAACGCCTCTAAGGCTGGTCGTTTTGGCTCTGGTGCTATGCAAAACCTACAAGGCGCTGCGGCTGGTCAATTGGCTCAGAAGCTAACTGGTACTGCTGGCCAACTGGCATATCAGAATTACGCAGATGAACGCGCACGACAGCAAGCCGCTACGTTTGGTGCACCTGGACTTGCTGAGGCTGATTACGCTGACATCAACAAACAATTGGCCGCTGGTCAGTTGGGCGAGGGTTATCAAAATACAGCCCTGCAAGCTGATATGGCTAAATATGCGTACAACCAGAATTTACCTCAACAGCAATTGACTAACTATCTGAATCAAGCCTACGGTTTCCCTGCTGGTAAAACTTCAACAATGCAACAGCCTTATTTCACTAACCCAACAGCTTCTGCTTTTGGTACTGGTTTGCTTGGAATGGAATTGCTTAACAAGTCATCTCCATATTTGCAAAAAGGCTATAACTATTTTACTGGTGGTTCGTCTGGATCATTCCAAGCCGATCCAAATGCCTATGCTTTTGGCTCAAAGCCGTGGGATTAAATTATGGCACTTTTAGATTCTTTTTACGGCGACACCCCTGCCTACCTTGGCGGTCTTCTTGGTGAAGATGAACTAAGGCGTTTGCAAGGTCAGGCACAAAGCCAATCTAATCTTGGTATGGCTGCGGCATTACTTCGTGCTGGCGCTCCAAGCCGTACGCCTGGCGGCGGTGCTTTGGCTATTGCTGAAGGCTTGCAGATGGGTCAAGACACTTACAGAAAAGCGTTGAACCAAGGTCTTCAGGAAAAGATGCAGGGCTTGCAGGTTAACGAGCTAATTCGTAAACAACAAGAAGCAGAACAAGTGCGTAGGTTCTTGCCTCAGTTGATGCAGCCTGGACAAATGACACAAACTGCGCCAGCTCAATTGTCAATGTACGGTCAGCCAACTCAAGGCGTTGTCCGTGATGATGAGGGCAATATGATGCCTGGCGGCGCTGAAGTGCCTGCACAATTTACTACTGGCCCGTCAACGCTCAACCGTGAAGCCTTGCAACGCCTTGCTTTGGCTGCACCTGAGCAGTTTGCTAAATATTCTGCTGGTCTAAAGGCTTTGCAGCCTGAGTATAAATTTGAAGGTGGTATTGCCTATCAAGTTGACCCATTTGGCGGCGGCATTAAGCAAGTTGGTGGACAAGATAAAAGTTTGCAATTGTCTGGTGAGGAAAGCAATATTGCATTGCGTTTGTTTGGAACAAATAATGCAAAAGAATTGGCAAAAATACCAGGCTCATCACAAGCTATTGAACAAGCATCAATCGCTCTTAAAAAAGCTGGTGCAACTAGCATCAATATGCCTCAAGAAGGTGAGCGTAAAGCCGCCGTGCTTGCAAACCGAATGAACTTTGGTGTTCAACAAATGAACGCCGCAATTGGCCAAGACCCAACTGCTGCAATGCCAAACACAGCCGCAGAAGCCGCAAGGTTTTTTACACGATCTGATTTTTTATCTAACAAAATTACTCCTGAACAACGTCAAATTGTTGAGGGTGCTCAGTTAGACGTATTAGATGCTGCACTTACATTAGGAACTGGTGCTGCTTACACACGAGAACAACTTGAAGGATATAGAAAATCATACTTTCCTCAGTTGAATGATACTGAAGGCTCAGTTAAGTCAAAACAAGCGCGTTTACAGAATCTTTTGGAATCTGCACAAATTGCTTCTGGACGTGCAGCAAATCAAATTCCAACACCAATGCCAAAAAATGTTGTTCAATATCCAACAACAACTGAGCAAAGCACATTGCCAGGCGGCGTGATTGTTCGTAAGCGTCAATAAGGAAAAATATGCCAATCTATGACATCATTATTCCAGGTAGGGGCGCTTATGAAGTTGAGTCTAAAAATGACTTAACAGATGCACAAGCCTATCAATATGCTTTACAGCAAGCATCAAAAGAAGGTGTTTCTGATGCGTTAAGCCGTGGTGCTGGTATAGCGGCTAGGGCTATGACTCCTTCTGCCATTGGTGCTGCTGCTGGCGCACTTGGTGGCCCTGTTGTTTCTGCAATTGGCTCTATGGCCGTGCCTGCTGCTGATGCGCTTGGTTCATTGATTAACTTAATTGCTGGTGGTGCTGAAAAGGTTAGCGGCGTTCAAATGCCACGCCTTAAATCAACTTCACAATCAATTCAGGATTTGATGACTATGGCAGGTGTGCCAGGCGCTCCTGAAACTCAAAACGTGCCAGAGAGAATTGCAAGCGCAGGATTAAGCGCGGCAACTGGTGTTGCTACTCAAGTTCCTTCCTTGATGAAGGCTGCGGCTACTCAAGCAACGCCAGCAATTCAGCGTGAAGTTTCCCGCCAGATGGCGGTTGCTCCAGGTGTTCAAACTGCCGTTGCCCCGTTGTCTTCAATGGCTGCACAGGGAACTTTTGAGGCTACTGGTGATCCTTTGGCCGCTGGTGCTGCTGGTCTTACTACGGCTGTACTTGGCGGTGCAAGAACTCCAAGAGCAGAGCGAGCATTGTCTACAAGTGCGCTTGAGAAGGTTGCACAAAGCAAATATCAAATGCTTGATGAATCAGGGTTGCAGCTTAATAATGATGCTTTTGTTAAGTCTATGACTGACATTCAGAAGTCGTTGCGTAGCGAAGGTTATACGCCAAAAGCGTTTCCTAAAGTTACTGGCGCTCTTGAAGAACTTACTTCTACTGCACAGCCTAAAGATTGGACTGAGTTGCAGGCTTTGCGTAAGATGATTAAAAGCGGTCAGGCAAGCATGGACCCTGATGAAAAGCGTATCGCCTCTATCCTGTTAGACAAGTATGACGATTATTTGATTTCTGTTCCAAAAACTGACGTTATTGCTGGCGATGCAGCCAAAGCGGGAAAGATTTGGGACGATGCGCGTAATGCTTATTCACGCATGAAGAAATCAGAAGTGTTTGAAGATATGCTGGCCAATGCAGAATTGGATAAGAGCAAATTCACACAGTCTGGCGCTGAAAACTCATTGGCGCAGCAATTACGCACATTAGCAAAGAACGACAAGAAGATGCGTTTGTTTACCGCTGATGAACGTGATGCCATTACAAAAGCTGCCAAAGGCGATACCTCTCAAAACCTGTTGAAGTTTTTTGGACGATTTGCTCCAACTAGCGCAATAACTGGTGCATTTACTGGTGGCATTAGCGTGCTTTCTCCTGCTATTGGTATTCCGCTTGCGTTAGGTGCTGCTGGTTCTCGCGTGGCTGCTACAAACCAACGTATTGCAACGATTGAAGACTTGGCAAATTTAATGCGAGCTGGTCAAAGCACACCAATGACTTATCAACAATTGATCGCAAAGCCAACTGCAACAACAATGCGCGGCTTGCTATCAATGCCACAACTTGATGAAGAACAACGTAATCTAATGGGTATCCAGTAATGCACCACACAGTCTATGTCACAACTAATGTAGAGAATGGCAAGTTCTACATTGGAAAACATAGCACAGTTAACCTGAAAGACGGTTACTGTGGGTCTGGTGCATGGGTGAAAAAGTCAAAAGCAAACAGAGATGAGTTGGAAACAAGAGTCTTAAAGATGTTTGATGATGAAGATTCCGCCTATGCTTACGAGCATGAAGCAATCACAATCTCAAAGGATGTTTATTCTGATCTGTGCATGAACAAGCAACCTGGCGGATGGGGTCTTAAATGCAAAGAAGGCCATCATTATTTTGGAAAAAAGTTGGATAATGAACACCGAGAAAAAATGAGAATTTCTCATTTGAATAAGGTTGAAAAACGATCAAAAAAGGTAATGTGCATTGAATCAGGACAAATATATGATTCTTTGTCTATTGCCGCAAGGTTAGGTGTTGGAAAGCTCAACTCACGGGTTGAAATAAGAAAATGCTGCATGGGCTTAGTGAATATTGCTAATGGCCTAACATGGAAATTTGTAGATTAAGGAAACAAAATGCCGAAAACAAAGATAAGTGAATATAGCTCAACAGCCAATAGCAACACAGACGTTGCTTCTATAAATGTGGATGAAGGCTGCGCCCCTAGCGGTATCAATAACGCTATTCGTGCTGTTATGGGTCACTTGAAGGATTTTCAGCAAGGTACTAATGGTGACACTTTTAACGGGCCTGTAAACGGCACTGTGGGAGCTACAACGCCTGCTACGGCTGCTGTTACTACGCTGACTACATCAAGCACAGTCACACACAACGGCGGCACAGCAAACGGCGTTGCCTACCTCAACGGTTCTAAAGTCCTGACCACTGGGTCTGCGCTGACGTTTGATGGGAGTAGGTTGGGTATAAACATAGCCTCCCCAACGCTCAGTTTAGAAATTGGCGGCAATAACGCAAACGGATACATACACTCCGACACGGGTGTTCTATCTATCGGCTCAAAGAACAATTATCCTGTTACCTTTGATGTCAACAACGCCGAACAAATGCGCCTAACCAGCACAGGTCTGGGTATTGGGACGAGTAGTCCTGCTTCTAAATTGCAATTGCAAGGAGCAAGCCAAGCCGCAAACACTTTGACAATGCTGTACTCTGCTATTCAAGCAGGGTCTATTGGCATCAATTCATCAGGCTCAATGGTGTTTGGTCTTGATGGCTCAACAGGAACAACTACAAGGCTTAATCTAGACTCCTCCGGCAACCTCGGCTTGGGGGTTACTCCTAGTGCTTGGGGTGGAAACTTTAGAGCTGTTCAAATTGGTCGGGGAACTGCTTTATGGTCTGGTACGGCAACCGATGCTACATTTTTGTCCCAAAACGCTTATTACGATGGTACGAATTTTAGATATTTGCAGACCGCATACGCCTCATATTATTCAAGCCAGTTAGGTCAGCACCTTTGGTACACCGCCCCTTCAGGCACAGCAGGTAACGTTATTAGCTTTACTCAGGCGATGACTCTGGATACCAGTGGGAATTTGCTGGTGGGGACTACAACTAGTGCGGGATCAAAAATAACTGTAAACAATGTCGGAAATGGTGGCGTATATGTTATTCAAAATTCTGCTGGAGGTTATAGTTTTGAATCAAATGCAATAGTTTTGTCAGGTGTTTATTACCATATGCAAATGCTTCAATCAGGAACTCCTGTTGGAAGCATAACTTCATCAGGTTCAACTACTCAGTACAACACTTCATCCGACTATCGCCTAAAAAACATCACGGGTGCATTAACAGGCTACAAAGAACGTCTAATGTCTTTGCAACCAAAGCAAGGAACTTGGGTATCTGATAACTCTGAGTTTCGTGGTTTCTTAGCGCACGAGTTCGCAAATCCTTATCGTGCATCTGTTGTTGGCGATAAAGATGCTGTAGATACTGAAGGAAATCCTGTAATGCAGGGTATGCAAGCATCAAGCTCAGAAGTAATGGCTGATTTGGTAGCAATGGTCAAAGAACTTGTAACAGAAAACGCTTCACTCAAGGCTCGTTTAGATGCCGCTAATCTTTAAAAGGAAAAATCATGACTACAACTTACTCTATCAACCAACTCGACCGCAACACCTCTGATGGATTTGTCACTACTGTGCATTACAACGTAAGCAAAGTAGATGGTGACTACTCTGCATCCACCTACGGCACTATCGGCTTTGAGGCTGGTACACCTGAGACACCTTTTGCATCTCTGACTGAGGCTCAAGTCATTGCTTGGGTAAAAGACAAGCTAGGTGAGGAAGTTGTAGAGGCTGCATTGGCTGCACAGATTGAGGCTCAGAAGAACCCTGTAAGCGCCTCTGGTTTGCCTTGGAGTCAAGCATGAATCTGAATCTCGAAACCGCTGAAGTAAACTTTATTCTCCAAGTCTTAGGCCAGTTGCCAACAAGCTCAAACGTCTACCCTTTGCTCAAGAAGATTGAAGCACAGGCTGTTGAACAATCACCTCCACCAGAGCCTAAAGAATCATGACACCTGAAGAACGCTCTGAACTTGTTGCTGATATAGCACTTGCGCTAAAAGCATCCTATATCCTTCCGTCTATTTCAGAGGAGGAACTCCAATGGGTGCGCCTTGCAATCAAGCGTGAAGCTCAAAGCATCCGTCTTCGGGAGGCCATTATTGAAAAGACAATGGCTGGTTTGGCTTGGTTTCTTATTTGTGCAGTCGGCTACCTGATTGCAGACTTCGCAAGAAACCACGGATTTAAGTAAATGTGGACCCAATCAGTCTCCTACTCATGGCTCAAAGTGCAGTCAGTGCTATCCGTGCTGGCTGTCAGATGCTCTCAGAAGGTAAAGCAGAGATTGGCAAGTTTAAGAAGCAGGTCGAAGGTGGAGCCGCCGACGCCAAAGCAATCTTCAATGAAGTCACAGGCATCTGGGGATGGCTCACAGGACTCTTCAGTGGCAAGCCAAAAGCCAAACCGTATGTCGAAGTTAAAGCCGTCGAGCAAAAGCCAGCGGCAAAAAAGTCCAAGCGAGAGCCTGAACCCGAGCTCAGCTACGAAGAGTACCAAGCCAGAGCCGTCCACGAAATCTGTGAGAACCTCAAGGTCTACTTTGAAGCAATAAGACATTTAAAAACGCACTGCCGAGAACTTGAAGAAGAAGCTCTGACAACAGAGAAAGTTGCTGACAGCGCGATTGACAGGATTGAGATGCAGTGGCAGATGAAGGAGTTGAACGCTCAACTCAAGCAAGCCATGATTTACGGGACGCCAGAGGAGTTGGGTCTGGGTTCGATGTACAAAGAGTTTTTGCTGAAGTACGATGAGATTTTGGAGGAGCAAGATGTTGCGCGTGAGTTGAAACTCAAGAGAGAACGAGACACGGAATGGCAACACGAACACCGCAAAGAAATACTAATCGCCAAACTAATGTACGCAGCGGGAGTGCTGTTCGTAATGATCGAGATGATTGGACTGTATTTCGCCCTATGAAAGAATTTTGGTTGTGGATTATTGTGGTTACTCTCATCATCTTTTGCTTGATGATTTTGTCGTTTGCCATTGTCTACACCAATGCACAGATCAAAAAGGTTGATGCGCTGGTTTTGAGAATGGAACAAAAGGAAAAGAAACGTGAAAAAGATAATCGTGATATGCCTCGCGTTGATTAGTCTTGCAGCGTGTGAAGACCGTTACCGATACGCGTGCCAGAACCCTGACAACTTTGCGTTAGCAGAGTGTCAGAAGCCTCGCTGTCTGTTTACGCAAACCTGTCCTGAGTATCTTGTCGCCCCAATCTTGGAGAAAAAAATTGAACCAGCACCAGCCGCATCGTCTGAGCGTTGAGCAGATTGAAACCCTAGTCTGGGGTTTTGTCGTCATTGTCGTCACGCTAATCTTGGCCTTCATTGTGATTGCCTTGCTGTACTCTGTGACCTTCGTGGTCCAGCCTATCAAGTCAATGGCTCCAATTGACATGGCCTACACCAAGATGCTCAACGACATTGTTTTATTGGTAGTTGGCGGTATCGGTGGCGTGATGAGCAGGAAAGGTATTCAGGCTGCTTCACAGGCCATCTCTCCAAAGGTAGACACGCCCCCAAAGCCGTCTGACCCATCTGGCGCATTGCCTGTATGGGTCAATCCTGCTTTAGATGAATCTTGGGTTCCACCTCCTCCACCGACAACACCAGCAGACTTCGTTGACCCTGCTGCTGAGGAAATTGCACACGAACGCGCTGCCGCCAAAGGAGAGACATGATTAACCCTTGGATGATTATTGGCGTTATTTGCCTTGTCGCAGGAACGTATAAATACGGCTCTTACTCTGGTTACAAAGAACGCAACCAAGAAATGCAAGCAGAAATCGCCAAGCTGAATGAAGAATCACGCGCTAAAGAACAGAAACTATCTGAAGACCTTAACCAAACATCTTCACAACTGAAAGAGGCTAATGATGTTGTCACTAAAAAACAAACTGATCTTGATGCTGCTATTCGTTCTGGCAGGGTGCGCCTCCCAACCAGTTGCCCACAAGGGAGTGCAAGTACCGCCACTACCAGCGGAAATAACCAAGCAGGAAGCGAATCTGAGCGCGAGACTTTACGACTTATTAGTGAAATCGCAGCCGAAGGAGACAGAGCCATTAACAAACTCAATGCCTGCATCACGGCCTACGAGCAAGTAAGGAGCCAGGTAAATGAACGCTGAACAACTTGCCACACTTCATATTGATGCTAAGTTCCTTGACCCGTTAAACGAAACATTTGAACGGTTTAGCGTAAACACTCCAATTAGGCAGGCTGCTTTCATTGGCCAGCTAGGGCATGAGAGTGCAAACTTCACTCGCTTTGAGGAAGGTTTAAGTTATTCAGCAGATCGCCTGACAAAGATATGGCCTAAACGTTTTCCTACCTTGGAATCTGCACAACCTTACGCCCGTAATGGTAAGGCATTGGCTAACAAGGTTTACGCCAATCGTATGGGAAACCGAGATGAAGCGTCAGGGGATGGTGGCCGTTTTTTTGGCAGAGGTGCAATCCAATTGACGGGGCATAGCAATTATTTCCATTGTGGCAAAGCCTTGGGCGTTGACTTTGTAAAAGAGCCTCAACTGGTTGCCACTCCTAAGTACGCAATCCTAAGCGGCGGTTGGTTTTGGAATACGCATGGATGCAATGAAATAGCTGATCGTGGTGATTGGACACAGTTGACCAAAAAGATCAACGGCGGCACTATCGGGCTTGATGACCGTGTAAAGCACACAGAAATAGCCCTTGCTGTACTTCAGGCGTAATGCACAAGTAAGGCAAGGACAACAAAGAAGACAACAACGCACAGAACAACGCCAGCGCCAAGGATTGCTGTAATGAGCATGATGTTAGCCATTGTTACCTTTGAACCGACCTGATTGTTTGTCACGATCTCTGGCGTTTGATGCAACCTTTGACCTGTTAAGTTCTTCTTTTGTTTGTAAAAAATAGTCTAGGCTTGCTTTCTCAAAGTTAATCCTGACGGCCTTTAAACCCACCTCACGCTGTCGATTAGGTTTCTTTACCTCAGTTGTTGGCCAAGGTGCGCCAGGTGCTAAGACTGTTTTCATTTTGCACCCGCTTTTGAGTAAGTGTAGAACTGTCTTGGCTCTAACGATACCCATTTGGTCTTAGGAAAGTCGCTTAAAGGGCTAACCTTGGTAGACCCGTCACTTTCGCGTGTTGCTCGTGCTAAAGACCCAAACTTTAACCCGTTGGCTTTTGCATCTGCTTCTTTGCGAATCGTGGATAAGAACTCTGGCATATGTGTTTTAACGTAGTCAGGGGAAAAAGCGTTTGTCATTCTGCTCTAGCCTTCATCATTGCGTCTGCCAGTGCATATGCGTCAAGTGCAATTGCACCTGCTGGCACGTCTTCGTAATCAGGGCGGCTGTTCATGGACTGCATCGCCTTGGCAGCGAAGTAATCGCGCAAAAGCATACCTTTATAAACAACTCTTTCGTTGTTTGGTATGTCGTCATAAACTAATGGAAAAGCGAAATCAATCATATTAAGTCCTGTTGTACTGGTTTAAATTGCCACTCACGTTCTGCCCTGCCGCTGTTTGAACTTACCTGATTACCAGTTAACTCAATAAAGTCTAGTTTTTGCAACTCGTACATTCGTCTGGCCACTTGGTTGCTTTGAAGTCCTGTTACAAAGGCAATCCCGTCTTTACCCATTGGCCCGAATCTTTGAAGTGCAGCCACGATAACCTCTTGGTGCATCTTTGCTGCATCTTCTATGGATTCAGCCGCCTTAAAGCTGGTGATTGCATCTGTTGCTCTTGCTCTGAAAAATTGAAACATATTGGCTCCTAAAAAGATGGGGTTACTAATCATTGGCAACTGCAAAATTGCTGACTTTCACCCCCGAAAATTAAAAGGGTATGTCCCCATCCATGTCTGAAAAGTCTTTGGCTGGCGCTTTAGACTTTACTGGCGCTTTGTGGCCGTCTGCTTGCGGTTCAAAGAGATATGCCCAACCTGTCCAGCCGCCTTCAACCAAAGGCACTTGATCAAGTTTAAGCATTGGGCCTTTCTTGGTTTCGATCACACTACCAATGCGCTGGTAGCGTATTTTTTCTTGTCCGTCTTTTTGGTACACGCCAGCTTTGACGGTCACTTCATAAATTGTTGCCATTTTATTTCCTTAGTTTGAATGTTCATCTGAGATTTGCTTTACGACCAGATCGTAAAACTTACGCGCTTCATCAACCTTGAATTTGATCTTGTCTTCTAGTGCTTTATCACGCACATACTTGACCACGGTTACCCGCAATTC